GGGCGACAGCTGTCGCTCCTGCAACTGCTGTAGAGGTCGAAACCTCCGGTCTGACCCCAGCAGGGGCCCCCTACTCAGAGACTATCACATGGCTGTCCAACGCCATGCAACACCCGTCTCCAGGGTGTCTGCACGCGGAATCGCTTGCCCTTCCTCGAAAACGCACTGATAAGGTGTATTATCGGGAATGGCAGCTCGTTCCGCGTGGGCGCGCCAATAGAGGTGGTAACGATAAGAATCATCTCTGATCCTCAAGCGCACCTTCTCTGTGGCCCCAACACATATGGACCGCACCTCGTCGCGTTGATACAATAAATGCGACTCGGCTCGTAGACGTGTAGTCAAGCGCTCCTTGCTTTTAATACAGGCTAGAATAGCCATCAAGGGGTTATGTTCCCTCAACGCTACCCAAGCAACTGATTTATAGAGCTTAGAACGTCTAACCACAGCCGAATTTTTGGCCACCTGCTTCTGCAGGCGCGTCTCGTCAACAAGCGCACTATCGTATTCGCGCTTAACGAGATGGCCGTTACGCGGTTCATCGTGAAATATCGACATGGAGTCATCTTCATTGTTCGAAAACAAGATCGGATTCGTCCCCTTGGTGATCCTAACTCCCTCAATAGGGTAGTATAGGGCAACATGTATCAGACAACGCCTCAAGTGCGTGTATCCAAATACGCGTGCCAAGTTGATTTGATCAATCAATCCTGCCAAGGTGTCGACATTTAACCTCTGGGTTACCTTACGAAGTTTAAGGCGATACGGTGAGACATCGTGACCGTCGAAGTACTCTCCTCCGCATGATTCGCGGAAAGAAGAGTCCCCAACGAACGATTTCTCAACGTTTACCTGAAAACCTAGTTCGGCTAGCGCATGGATTACCTCCTCTGTTAGACGATGATCGGTAATAATGTCATCGCCATATACAGCGAAGGGCGCGTAATCCCCTCTGCTCGCGTCAGGTCGTTTCGGAACGGCATATTTTATTAGCCGACCGACGTCCCTGCCTGCAAGCGCCGTAGGATCACGCCAATCCAAGCCGTAGGTCTTGCACACTGATATATAAATCACCATGGAGGAAAACAGGATTGATTGGATCGGGAAACATACCGCCGATCCCATTGGTGCGAATTTCTTCACATCAATTGTTAATCCTTCTCC